AATTCTTTTCTATTTAAATTCTAATATAGAAATACATAAATAATTGTAAGACGCAAAACAATTTGATAAAAATTTCAAAATGAAATGATAATTTTTTGACAAAATAAAATGATAAAAATAATTCTTTGAAGAAAACAAAAAAGGAGTTTGAATACTCCTTTTAATTATTTATTATCTTTATCTTGTTCATTTTGCTGTTTTAACTGCTTGAAGAACTTAGTAAAGGCTTTTGGAAATGGAACTCCTAACTCAGTTAAATTCTCTATTATACTAATTCCTTCATTTCCTATTATAGAGAATATAATCAAGTTTCTAAAAGTTAAATTAACATTGAATATTGTTATTACATAAGAGACCCCAGTTTCTTCTATTAATCTATCAAGAGAAGCTGCAATTATAACTGCTAATATGCAAGCAGTTTTCTTAATAAGACCTTTAAAAGCTATTTTTGAAGATAATTCTTTCTTATATATGCTCTTTAAATAACCACTAACATAATCTACTATAATAAAGATTAACATAGCTCCTAAGGTCTTACTCCATCCTCCTAATAAATATAAACTTCCTCCAAATAATAACTTACATAACCAATGTAATGCTTCTTTTATTTTCCCCATTTCCTTAACTCCCTTATTTAATTCCTAACCTTTTCTCCCATTCACTATAATATAGCTTCGCCTCTTCTGTTCTATCAATTATAGCTTGATTCTTATATCCTTCATTTCTAAGTTTTTTCTCCCAAAAGATTTCTCCAAACATCCTCACAGCTTTATACATTACCTTCCTAACCCTATAAGATACCCCATTTTCTTTTAAGATAAATAAAAATATTTTATCAGCTAATTCTCTATTTATCCCAGTATCATTAAATTTTGAATATAGAAAGTCATGTATAACTGCTGCTTCTGTATTTTTCCCATATCTCTCAAAAAATGGACGAAGTACAAGAGGAATACTTGCTCCATCGGTTCTAAATCCTTTTGGAACAATTATTGGAAAGTCTTTTATATACCTAGTGTAGTCTTCAACGACTACACTAAATATATTATTTACTCTCTTTAATTTTATGTTATTCTTTATCATTTTCTGCTTCCTCTATATCTATTTTTCTACCTGTTCCAAATGTATCAGAAAATTTTTGTAGAGTTTTTTCAATGACTTTTTTTATTTTTTCCCTACTGAAAAACTTTCTAATTAGTATCTTTATTGGATATGGTAATTTATCAGTTCTATATTCAACAAATTTTAATGCTGCATTAAGTTTCTTTTTATTGTCTCCATGTTTGAAACTCTCCTCTGATGCAATAACCGCTGCATCAAATAGGTTTACATATTGTTTTCTATTATAAACAATATACCCTAAAATTACTCCTGCTAATGCTATCCATAGCCATTGTTCTTGACTAAACCCTTTTAAGTATCCTAACACTTGATTTAAAACTTCTTTCATCTTTTTATCCTCCTATTTTTTTATTAATAAATGTCTGATCAGACTTTTTATTTAAAAGTTACTTTGTCTGCTCCTTTTATTTGCCAATGTGGAGCATCCTTAAATGATTTCCAACAATTTCCACCCCATTCAATATTATATTTTTCCAATAACCCAGCATTTTTAGCTGTATTATAAATGTCTTGATAGTAATGAAAATCTTTCCAATCTCCTTTGTAAACTACTTTTTCTATCACTTTTTCCACTTTTTTACCATTTTCTTCCACTACTTTTTTAATTTTTTCTTTTACAAGAACCCCAATATCTGCTGCATAACCAAAGCCATCAAATTTTGTTTGATGATTAGACTTCTCTTTGTATCCATCTACTTTTGTTACTTTTATACCTTTTGTCGTTCTACCTTGTTGATATAACTTATTCTGTTCCTCGGCTGTTCTAACTCCTGCTGTAATCTTAAAATCGTATGGAGAAATTAAGATTAGCTCTTTTAAAAAATTTACCAAGTTTGGATGCACCCCTTCTAGTTTTTTTAAACTTGTTTGTGATAAAACAAACATTTAAATCACCCCTTTTATTTCCACTCAATGACTTCTAATTCTTCCAAAGATTTAGCTTTCATTGTTTTTGTTGTTATTGCCGTGTATTCCTCTTGTGCAGCAGTTCCTCTTAATATCCACAATAGATATATATGATTAATCTCTCCAAAACTAAAAGAATCTACTGAATTATCTTTTAATCTCCAATTAATTTTTAAATTTTGAATTACTTCTGATAATGTTGTCTTATCTTTTATAATTGCTTTTATCTTTTCTTCAAAACCTGCTGGAACTTCCACCTTTAAATATTTAACAGCTTCTATAATTGCTTTTGGATCATTGTTTATTGTTGCTATATCTATTGCTGATTTTACTCTTAAGAAGTTGATTTCATCAGCTTCACCCATTTGAAAGATTTTTCCATTGTAATCAAAATCAGCATAAATTTTATTTAGCAAAATTTGTCTAAATTCTCTTCTTCTAATATGTTTTAAACCTTCTAGATCCAATTCCCATTTATTAGTTTCCTTATTCCAAAAATGGTATTTACTTGGCTGAGGAATCTTAATAATTTTTTTATTTTTTATAAATTCCCCTTGTTCTAATTGCGTTTCTAGCCCTTGTTCTATTTTTTCTTCTCTTGTCATTTCCATTAGCTCATGATTCTTAACTATTGGATATTGAAAATTCTTATCTGTTATAAACATATCATCAGTATATTCAGGAAAGTAACTAAGAGGATTCTTTTTAACATCTTCTAAACTATTTGAATATACTGAATATTTTAATTCTGTACCTTTATAAAAGTTTATTGTTTTCATTTTTTATTCCTCCCTTCATTTTTTTATCAGGATACTTATTTCATCATAAGTGAATCTGTATAGATTGGAAAATTTCATTAAAGTTAAAAATAATAAAATATTTACAATAGGTAATATTTGTATAGAAACCATAAACTGTACCCCTAATATAGCAGGAGTTAGAACTGTAAAAATTGAGAGTGACTTTAAAAATATATTTAGTATATTTCTAACTGGATATATCACTGAAGGACAAAATGCTGAACATCTTATGAGACAGGTAGTTCATGATTATTATTCTAAAATAGTAGCAACTAAACAAGTTAGATTATATGCTGCAGGAAACCAGTCTATAGAACTAACTATAATAGGAACTATTTAAAAATTTTAATTCCTTAAGAGTATAAAGAAATCAACTTTACAAATACCATTTTGGATATTTCCACTAGTTGCATCTAGAGTAGAAAAGTCTAAATTATCTCCACTATGTATAACTGCAACAGAACAATTATCTTTTTTAGCAGTAGCCATAACTATAGAATTTTTAAAACTAAAACCATTAGCTATTAATGTTTTTGAAGCAGTAGAACCCTTAGTTTCTAATGAGCCTACTACAAATTTTCTGTTTAAAATCGTTAAAACATCGTAATCAGGTTTATGTTCAATTTTATACAGATTTTCCAATCTCTCAAGAATTGACCCATTGTCAAATGGAATATAATTATTAACATTTGGAGATATATCACTATTATTATTTTTACAAATATATAGCTTTTTTGTGTTATTATCCCAGTATGCTTTTCCTGCTTCTTTTTGTCCAGCAATATTTAAAATTCCACCATAATCTTTTCCAGTCATTTGTATGAATTTATTACCTTCTAAAACAGTATCTTCAGAAACTCCAAACGGTTTATTAAAAGCAGTTTCTTTTGTTGTTATTACTGGTTCTTTTCCTTCATTACTCTTTTTTAATTTTAAAAAACTATCCTCTATTTTTTCCCAACATTCATTCCAAAATTCTCTGAACTTACCTTTATAGTTTGCTTTCCAAACTGGTAATTTTAGTTCTTCTGTTACTTTTTCAACCTCTAACCGACCTTGTGGATCTTCTATCCATTTTGCCATTTTTACCTCCTTGAAATTTTTAACTTCTCTATATCTTCAAGTTTCATTTCTTCTAATTCTTTTAAAGTATACATCTCAATATAGTATTCTTCCCTAGCAAGAGTTATTTTTTCAATTTCTTCCAGTGTCATTTCATGTAACTCAGAAATTAGATAATCTTCTATGTAAATTCCAAATTTAACTTCAAGACCTACTCCAGCAGCTTTAATTTTTCTAACTACCTTAAAAATTTCTTGTTTATCCAATTTTTCTGGAATGCTTATAAGAATTTTAGCTGATAGTTCAATTATTCTAAATTCTTCCTTATTTAGCTTAAAATATTCAGATAAAATCCTTTGAATTTCTTCAGGACTTCCTAAAAATTGTAAAAGTGACATTTCAAATTTTAGTATTCTTCTGTATTCTTCATCAGAAAGTCCATTTCTTAAGACTTTAAAATTTCCTCCTAAGAGGTCTAAAAGATAACCCTTACTTTTATCTATATCATTAAATAAAGCTAGTTCATTAAACATTTTTCTAATGTTCAAATGCTTTTCATAAATAATTTCAAACAACTTTTTTACATAAATTGTATTATGGTATATATGCGGGATTCTATCCAAATTCAACTTGTAACCACTATTGTTACATTATTTTCATTTCCAATTGCAACTTCTTTTCTAGACAAAATATAATCAGTTTCCCGCTCACTGTATTTAGTGTCTCCTAGCTTCAATCTTAATGTTTTTATTCCACTTGTATGTTTATAGATTTCTCCAATTAATTTATATAAATAAATTGTTCCAGCAGGCTCTATTTCTGATAAATAATTTATAAATATGTTATTAATTACTTTTTTAAATTCATCTTTCCAAACCTCTTTAATAGTTGTAATTTCTACTTTTAAAAAGATTTGTTTTTCTATTGCTCTACTAAAACCCACACTTATTTCTTCAAATTGCTTTGTTATATCTCCTACTGCTCTAATTCCTGCAAGTTTATATTCATATAAGGCTTGTAGTATATTTTCATCAGTATCTCCAAAACAAATTGCTTCATAGCTATGTGCTACTCTTCCCTCTGCATCAAAATCATCAGTGTCATTTTCTAGTACCTGACACTTTTTGACATTAGTATTTTGAAGTATATAGTTCTTAATTCCTTCAGTAGTAAAAGAAGTTTTCCTATCTATTCTTTCTAAATACCTTTCTCTTAATTCAGTATCTGTTTCTAAATCAGCTCCACCAAATGTTCCTATTTTATTTTTGATTGACTTAATCCCTGATATAATTTCAGTTTGTTTAGTTATTTGCCCTGCTGAAACATTGCCATTTTTACCTGCTTCTAATGCTATTATTTCTAATTGCATTGGACTTTTTTCTACTTTAACTGCTCTAGTATTTAATGTTATAAACTTTTCTTTTGATTCTGTTTCAATTCCCCAAGCTTGTGGTATTATTGTCCCTATATCTGCTTCTATTTCTACCTTTCCAGTTGCTTTTTGTGGTTTTTTCCAAGTCATATTTAAATGCGAAGTTATTGCATTTAAAGAGTTTCCAATTGCTGTATAAACATTTAAATTATTATAAACAGCTAAACCTTGCAAATAACTATCATATTCTTCAGCAGCATCAAATTTTAAAAGAGGAATAAGAACATTACTATCTGTTTCTCTAATATTTGGCTTTACTGTTTTGAAGTCAGCAAGTTTTCTTTGATAAATTTCTTCTACTGTTGGCAATTCAAAACCTTTTTTAGTTATCATAATGTATATATTTCCCCCTTTATCTTAATTTTTGCTACTATTCTATTTTCAACAAATTCAATGCTTTGTATTTTTTCCACTTCTTCATATTTTGAAATAGTTTTGATGAGCTCTTGAATTATCTTCGATTGATTATTTTTTATCTGTAGTAATCCTTTATTTTCTTTATTCAAATAAGGAACTCCATACAATACATTTAAAACCCATTGTTCTTTATTTTGCTCCAACTCAACTCTTATAGCTTGAATAATATCTTCAACACCATTAACAAGTTCACACACACCATTTTCATCAAAAACTATGTCACAATTATTATTTAATTTTATACTTGTCCCCATAATTTCCTCCTATTGTGCTTTACTTGTTGAAGTTTGAGGATTAGATCCAGGATTATAATTATGAGTATGATCATTTAAACTTATTCCTTTTCCTGTAACATCTCCACTTGCTCCTATACTTCCATTAACTGTTACTGTCCCAGTTTGTGAGGTATCTCCTATTTGAGTAGTATTTCCATTTATTGTTACATTACCATTTATAGTAACATTACTTGTAATTGTCGTTTCATTGCTTCCTGCAAGTATTGTTATATCTCCACTGCCTTTTATTTCTATCCTTGTCCCTGCTCCTGTTAAAATAATGTCTTCTGAATTATTTTCATAGTTACCTTCACAACTCCCAATAATATATGGCTCATTAAGACTAAATCTTTCTAAACTTGTATCCTCTGATATAGTGGATTCTGAAAATCCTATCCACACTCTATCCCCTTCTTTACGAGGAAATTGAAGTTTCCAATCTCCAAATTTAAGAAAATCAAGTTTTACATCAATTAATGTTGGATATTTAATTAATTTTCCACAAAGCACCCTTTGAGGAATTATCTCAACTGTACAAGTTCCAGCACTATAATCAATACTTTTTATAATTGCAGGTAAAGATGTGTGTATTTCATTTTGTGTGTCTTCAATCATTGATTTTATTATTTCTAATTCCATTAAAGTACCTCTAAAATTGCATTTACTGAAAATGTTTCAACATCTCCAGCTGTATAAGTACATTCTTTAACTATTCCTTCTCCATTCCATACTGATGATTCTATTTGTAGCTTTTGTCCTATTTTTACAAGTGGAACCAGAAATGCTTCTATTGTATACTTTTGCTTTTCTTGTTTTTTCTTATTTTCCTTCTTATCTTTTTTTACTTCAGCTTTTTCTTCCTGCTTTTCAACTCTAATTAAGCCTTGTTCACTCCCCAGTTTCAAAGTAGTGCTATATGCTTTTCCTGGAACTTTAAATTCAATAGTTGTGTCAGTAAACCTTGCAATTGTTCCAGTATCTTTTGCCAAAATAGAAACAACATTAGAAAGTCTATTAGAAAATACTTTCCCATTTGGATAAACAGTATCTTTTGCTAATTCCTTGACATCTATTTTAAATGGAATACTTTTTCCCAATTGTTTCAATATTTCACTTGCTTTAATTCCTGCTTTAAACTGTACATTTACAGCTGTATTTGTATAAGCACGATTATTAGGACTTGCAACAATAACTGTTACTAAATCATTTCCATCTCTATATGTTCTTATACTTTCAACTAACCCTCCAAATATACTTTGATGTAATTCTCTATAACCTGCATCAATATTAACTATTTGATTTGCCTGGAGTTTATTTTTTGTAGTTTCAGACAAGTTATATATTTTAATGGTAGCTGTGTCACTTTTATTATCATCCGTACATTTAACATCAAATTCTATATCAATGTCTTCATAATCAAACACTAACTCTCCAACAGTTACTACTCTCACTTGTTTCCATAATTTAGCCATTATAATCACCTATCAGAAAAAATTTGTAATCTTTGTTAAGATTTTGAGGAGTTATCTTATCTCTTTCTTCAGCGAAATCATTTATTTTTATACATCTTAACTGTTGTAATTTCTCAATTCTTACAAGAGACAAAAAATTTATATCAGGAACTAATCTAAAAAAACCAGTTATTCTGTTTTCATCAGAGTCTAATATAGATACATAAATATAGCTGTCTACATTGTTATAAATTAAATCTAATTTTAAATTACTCCCAATATCAGCTATTATTCCATTTTGTTCTATTCCTTCAATATCTATTTCTAATGCCTTTATCATCCAACTAATCCCCCTAATTGTTTAAGTGAAGATTTTCCTCTTTCTTTTTCTTTTCCTTTTGCTTCTATTTTTGCCTTTTCAGTATTAGTTGCACCTTTTACTTTTGCAGTAGTTCTTCTCTTTTTTCCACCAGTACTTTTAGCTTTTTTATAGTCTGTTTTTACATCAGTTGACTTAATTTCTGCAACTGTTATTTGTCTTAAAACTATATAATAAGTAAAACAATCTTTCTTTGTGTAATCTTCTATTTCTTCTATACTTTCAATTACAATATTTTCATATTTATCTCTGCCAGCATAATAGAAAAGTACAGGTTCTCCTGCTTCAAGCATTTGTTCTAAACTTTTTCTATTAAATTCTTTTTGATTAGAATTGTCTACAACAGTTATATTTATAAGCATTGCTTCTTTTCTGACTGTATCAGCAATATTAAATCCTTTTTCAACTCTTCTATTTGTAACAGTTGCTGACATGGTTCTTGATTTTTCTGAAATAATATCAAGCTCTACATCCCCAAGTTTTGATTTTTCTTTTCCCTTATTAAAATAATCTCCAATCATTTGCATTAAGTTATTAAATAAACTCATTCTAAACCACCTGCTTGAGTGTAGTTACCCCCAATTTCTGCTCTTAGTCTTTGCTTCTCTTCTTCCTGAATTCTTCTTACAACACCTTCAACCTTTTTAGCAACATCATTTTGCACTTCTCCTGTAACTTTTATTTCATATTTTGAATTATTTACATATTCAAATTTTTTATTTTCTTTTTTTACTACAGATTTTTCCACTTTTTGTTTAATATCTTGAGCTATTTTTTTATCAGGTAATCTCGGTGCATAATAAGCTTCAGCTTTTGTAATTTCTTTATTTTTACCATCTAAAAGTTGCTGTATTTCTCTATTTTTACCAGAAACTTCATAATTAGTTCCTGTTTTGTTTTCATAAGGAAATCCATAAGTTGATAAAGGGGTAATAGGTGCTGAACCTGGAATTACTATTTCCTTTTCTACTGGAAAAGCAATATTCCCTTGATTTTTTTGAACATATTTCATTGTTTCAAACTCTTTCTGTTGTTGTTTTATTGCTTCATCAAGGACATATTTTTGATACATATCATCTGTTTCGTTCATGTGTTGTCCTGCTCCATGTAATTTATTCCAACCACCTTTTATATTTCCAAAGCTTGATTTGCCAACATTTTCAAAGTCTCCTACCAATATACGCCCAGTATCAATAATAAAACCACCAGTAGCTCCCCATATCATTTGAAGTAATCCAGCCCCACCTTGTAAAATATCTAGTAAATCAGATAAAATTTTAGTTGTTAAGCTAATTTTTTCTATGCCTGAATCTGCTTTATTTATCCATAAATCCCAAAAATCAGCAATGCCTTTTCTTAAATCTTCAAATCTATAATCAGTTCCAGTAAATTTAAGAATTGCATTTATTGCATCTTCTGTAAAACTTTCTTTCCCAAGAAATGCTGCAAATATATCCTCAATTATCAAGAAACCGCTAATAATCGGAAATTGTTTTAATAACAAAAATCCAGTTATTAATTTAATAGTATTTCTTGCTTCTGGTGGCAATGCTTTAAGAACATTAAATATTCCCCCTATTGTTCTTGTAATAGTATTAAATGCCCCTGTTCCTGCTTTTATAAGTCCTCCTAAAAAATCTTGGATCCATTCAGCATTGTCAGCAATCATGCTCCAAAAATCTGCTCTTGTATCTCTTACAAGTCCTCCAAGATATTCATAGATATCTCCAATTCGATTTTGAGCTGAAACTATTTTTCCTTCAGGAGTTTTTAAAAACTCAGCATTTTGTTCTCCCACTCTTTCTTTTATCTCTTTAGCTAATATAGCTATTCTTTCTTGTTGAGTAGCATTCTCAAAGACTTTTTGAGTATGTTCATCTAGTACAATCCCAGCTTGTTTTAATGCTCTAACTTGACCACTCGTAACTGCTATCCCTAAAGATTTGCTCCATTTTTCTGCATCCATTGAAGTTGCTTTTAAACCTTTTTCAGCAACCATTAAATTTTGAACTTGTGGCAATAACTCTCTGATACTTTCTTCATTCAATTTAAATGCTGCCAACTGTCTTATTCCAGCTAATGATACTTCATCTCCAACTACTCCTGTTTTTTGAAGCTCAGAAGCATAATCTTTTAGACCCTGAATTTGCTCATCTCTAAAATTTTGTGCTCTTAAAGTTGCATATAATTTTGTTTCATTTTCTAATTGTAAATTACTAGCTTCAACAGCCTTGTTATATTGTCCTATTAAACTTGATATTGCAAAATATCCAGCAGCCATTTGGAATAAACCATTACTTGCTACAGATTTTAAAGATGACAAACTAGACTTTAAGCCATTTATTTGATTATTTACAGCTTGAAATCCTTGTCCTTTTAAGTAGCTCATTATGTTTATACTTAAAGTTCTAATTGCCATCTTTTATTTCCTCCACATACCTTATAAGTCTATCAAAATACCTTTGTAATTCTCTAACAGTATAATTTTCAGTATCTTTAAAATTTTTAGTATATCCACTTATACAAGTGATCATATATTCTATGCTTTCAGCATTATATTTAATATCATTACATTCTACGAAATGTTTCCCTAATTTGTACTAAATAAAGCAGTTCACCTACTTGTTTAAATACTTCTTCACCCATTTTTATAAGTTCCTGATATTTATAATCATTAACATCTTTTTTTAATTTTTTTAAAAAGAATTCTGCTACATAAGCAGCATTGTGTTTATTTTGTCCAACAGATGTTAATATTTCTTGTGCTAAATATAGATCTTTTTTTCCATCTTCTTTTTTTAAAGATAGTTCTAAATCTCCATATTTTATTGAATCAGGAATATTCAATAGCTCTTCAAGTGATGGATTAGCTCCTGCTGGATATTTCAAAATTTCTTCACAATATCCTACTAGATCATTGTCTGAAAATTTTTTTTCAAGCTCAAGAATATATTGTGAAGGTTGCTCCATTAAAACTATTTTTTTATTATTTATCATTAATTCTTCTTTTTTCATCATTCGCTCCTATTTCAATAAGTCATTTGTTTCTTTTAAGTCAATAACTCTTATTTGCCATTCTCTTGCCTTTGGTGCTTTTTCAGCATTAAAATCAGCTATTTTTACAAAGTGTGCCTTTGAAGCATTTGATCCAATATCTCCATTGAAGTTTCCATCTACAACCAAAACTCCAAATTCTTTTGCACTTGAAGCAAGTCTTTTAAGAGTAACATTTAATGGACTTGCAGCTAAAACTTTTAAAGTAATTAGTGCATTTCTGTTATTATGTTCTACTGTTGTTGAGTCTCCATCCACTCCAGTTATAACCTCTCTAAAATCTTCCTCATATGCAACTGTAAACTTCACATCTTCCCCAAAGTCATACATTCTGATCCCATCTATAATTAAATCCACTTTATTTGGATTATAGTTATAATGATTTTTTGGCATTTTTTACCTCCTTTCTATACTGCAAAATAAAGATTTATCCTAGATTCTTTAATTCCATAAGTATAGTAACAATTAATTTTTACACCTGTTAAGATGCCTTTTAAAATATCATTTTGTGGAATATCTTCAATAGGAATAAAACTAATAGTAGTTTTACCTTCTGCTAATGCACCCATAGTTTCAAATTTTCCAGTCCTTTTTAAAATCGTATCTTTTAATGGTCCCATATCATAAAATGTTGGTTTTGGCGTAGCTTTAAGCCATAAAGTTATATCTTCTTCTAGTCTAAATTGAAGAGCCTTTGCACAGTGTTCGAAATCTATACTATTACCATTAATAGTTACTCCATTTGCAAGTCCTAATTGACCTTTCATTGAAGCAATATAATTACAGTTTAAAGTATCTAATTTGCTTTGCTCTGCTCCAAACATACCACTATCTATTGTTCCATTTATTAATTTATTTGCTATTAAAGTTGAACCTGGAAACTTTGAGATAGCATAGCCTGCAACAGCACCTGCAACTGTTTCATCATTTTTGCTAAAAAATAAGGCTGTTGTGTCTTCTCCAATCGATTTCACTTTATTATCAACATTCATTACATTTTCATCTTTTGAAACTTCTGCAAATAGCATTTTTCTTCTTGCACCAATTTCCTTAGAAATTTTAGCAATTTCTGCAATATCTGTTGTATCTACAACTGTTCCAAACCAGTCATTTTTTACTTCATCAAAAAACTCTTTATACTTACTACCTTGAACTTCTTTACCATAAACTAATACTTCCTGTGCTCCTGCATTAAAGACTGCTTGAAGTATTTTATATACATCATCATCAGAAGTTAATCCTGTAACATCTTCAATTTTATTTATTTTTTGTTCAGTAATTGCTTTTTTTACTGAAAATACACCTATTACATTAACTGTTGCTTGTGCAACTGGTGCAGGTTTATGAACATCTAAAAACACTATTTTCTTTTCAGTTCCTACTATTATTGACATTCCTTCCTCCTTATTTTGCTTTTATGTCTATTTCAACTTTTTCAATATATTCTATTCCAGCAATATTTTCTTCAAGAGTATTAATATACATATCAAAGCTATATCTTTCTGTGTAACTATCCTTAGTTAATTCTGATAAATCTACTGTTGCTGTAACATCTTCTATAACTATACTTTTCCCACTTCTTGCTATAAGCCAATCAAAGCCTATTTTGTGTTCAAACTTTTCTTTTATTTTTCTTACGTCTTCAAAACTTTCATTTTCAGATAAAGTAAAAGAAAAACTTACAACATGCTGATGAACTTCATATTGTTTAAAAATTCCTTTTTTCCCTTCTTCTCTATCTTCAAATTTATTTATAGTTTTGTTACTAAGAGTTCTTGAAACTATACGAGGTAAAGTTAAACTTCTATCATATTTAAAGTCACTACTTGGCTTTATTTGGAACTTATCATTTGTTTTTTTCATTTCTTTTAATAAGAATACTTCAAGTTCTCTATTGTCCATTTCTCATCAGCTCCAGCGAAAACTCTACAAAATCTGCATAAATTCTTGGTAATATTTCAGTTACTTTATATTTATATCCTTCAATTTCAATAACATCATCTAGTTTTAATCCCACAATTTTTAATGTTTTTCCACTTAAATCACCTATAATTCTTCCACCATCTTGTGAATTTGGATTATAGCCTCTTAAAGTTTTTTTACATATAAGCATTGCAGCATTAAATTTATAGTCTTTTCCTTGTGGATTATCAATATCACCAGTTATTTTTCTAGTTACTTCATAAGTTTTTAATTCTTCTCCAGCAAATTCTTCTAAAGTAAATTCCATAATTGCTCCTATTCAATCTTATATTTAACACTTCTTACAAGAGCCCCAGTATCATAAAGAGGTTTGTCACTTCCCTTAGCTTTTACTGTACTTTCTGCAAGTGCTGCATAAGTCCCATTTAATATCATTTCTCTAACTTTTTTTACTACATCTTTTCCAACAGTTTCAAAAGCCTTATGTGCTGTCATCTTCCCATCTGCAATTTTATCTATACATCTTTCCATAAGATTTGAAATATCATCATAGTGTGCATCAAAAGTTGAACGAAAGAATGGACGAGCTGGAAAAGGTACATCAAAATCATCACTTCCATATTCCATAAGCATTGCTATAAAATCTACCTTAATTCCACCAGGATATGTTGCTTTATCATCAATATAGATAATTAGTTTTAATTTATCTAATTTTTCTAACTCTTCTTTAATTTTCTTATAACCATTATCTATATCTTGCATTAAAAACTTCTCCTTGAAAATCTTTTCATTATCCTTGCAGCCTCTACAGAAGCAAATGTTATATCTCCAATTTTTTGACTTCTATCATAACTCACAGACATATCACTTATAGACTTACTTGTTATCCCTTTCCCAAGCCTTTTTATATCCTCATTTCCACCTGACATAATTGCATAGGCTTCTAGTATTTGTGCTCTTTTTATAAGCTCTAAAACTCTTGGTTTATCCTTTTTCCTTGGAAAATTCTTTTCTGTCTTATATCCTTCCCTAGCACCAATATTTTCAATTTTGTCAAATGCTTGATACAAAGCTCTTTTTAGATTTTCTTCATTAATATTTGAATATCTAACTTCTAAAAACTTTTTAGCTTCTTCAAGTTCAACATAGCCTATCATTTTTTACTTCCTTTTTTCTTTTCATCATGTTCTTCAACATTTTCTTGATTTTGTTCTTCAATATTTCCATTTTTTTCTTCTTGCACTTCTTTTATTTCTTCAATAGCTGGATTTTTTAATAATTCTTTTGCTATTGCTTCATCTACTTCAATTTCTCCATTAACAAAGTTATACACTTCTCCATTGCAATATACTGACACTTTATCAAATGTTTTATGTTTTAATTTCATTATTCCTCCCTTTTGGGAATATCCCTGACCTCATTGTCAGGGACATTGTCCTTTTATTATTTTTTTAACCCCGTTATCATTCCCATTGTATGGATATTTCTAACTTCAATAGTTAATTCAGAAAGTATTAAACCTTGTGTAGAATCTCCTCTTTTCCCCATATACTCATGAAATAAATCTCTACCTTGTAATGGTCTTAATGTTATATCATCATGATTTAAAATTAAGATTTCAGTTGAACGAAGGTTGTTTGAGATTATTATTGGTAATGTTCCAAAGTCAGTAGCCACATGAGTTGCAACAGCCCCTAGTGTAGTATTTTCAGGATTTGATTTAATATAATCTTTTAGTAATTTTGACATTTTCATCTTTTGCACTCCTGGAACATATAAAGCATAGTTTCCACCTGATAGATCCCCACCAGCATTAAAAATTTTCTTTAAGGCATTGCCTATAATTTCTAATGAAATTTCATTGTTTGAAGCATCAACTACTTGCCCTTTTGCTAAGAAACTTCTAACTCCGTCCATTCCTCTTTTTTGACCATTTTCAAATTTCTTTCCTGAAATTATTGCTTTTTCTATTTTTCCAACTACCTTATCCATTTTTCTTATTTGCTCAAATGTATAAGCATCTGTTCCACCACCTGAAGGTAGAGTTATTGCTGTTGCAGTTCCTGATAAAGAAATTTCTTCTCTTATAATTTGTGTATTATTATCATAGTTTACACCTGCTTTATAATTAGCACCTTGTAAATCTGCACCTTCTACTAAATTATCATTTATAAAGAATACTTCCTCACCAATTTCATAAGTTGCTCCTGCTGTTGTTCCAAGCTGTGCTCTTGTTACTGTTAAAGTATCCCCTGATATTGATGTAACTTGTACAACCTCATCTCCTATTGCTGCTAAGCATCCAGCAGTAAATATTGAGGCATCTTCAACAATAAATGATGTTGCTGTAGCTGCTGTTACTTTTGTTTTTATAGTTGTTTGTGTTCCTTCTGATGAGTAGTCAACCCAAGAAGTTTTAGCTTGTGTTGTTGGATTAATGTTTCCTAAGTTCACCAAATTAATATACAAAGGTGCTTTATTAGCATTTGTATAAGCTAAAACTGGTGTTAAATCTTCCTTTTTCCCTACGATTCTTTCAATTGTTATAATATCTGCCATTGTTTGTTCCTCCTCGTATAATAATGTTGTAGTTAATTACTAACTACATATATATTTTTAAATCTCATTTTTTATGAGATAATTAACCTAACAGA